ATGATGGCCCCTGTACCGGGCATCCAGACGGTGTACACGACTGGCTGCGGCTCTACTTCTCGTGTCGGGATTCCATACGCCTCTGGAAAGTTGCCGGGCCGGGACGCTGGAGAGATTGGAGAGTGCGTGGTCTGTGCGATTGATGACATGGCTTACAACTTTCCGCGCTTTGGAGGCTGACCCCTTTGGACCTCGATACCTATTTTTCGGGCGCACTGCGCCCTAGTAACGTCACATGAAGTCGCCACTAGTGCCCGTGGTTCTTGTGCTTGCTCTGATTCTGGCGATCAGTGACCAGATGGTTCCAGCATTGGTTGTTTGGGCCGTCTCTGCTGTGCTAGAAGTCACAGCCCGCGTCACGTCCTGACGTACCCTGTATCTATGGACGCAAGCGCACCTTTTGAGTTTGAAGTGACTCTCCCAACTGAGAAATCGGTCACGACCGACGCCGGAGATGTCATCATTGAAGGGTATGCCGCAGATTTCGAAGTCGATAGGCAAGGCGAAGCATTTCTACCGGGAGCGTTCGATCAGGCTCTTGAGAAGGCGACCCGTGCCGAGATACCGCTTCTTTTCGAGCATGACAATAAGCGACAGTTGGGCGTTATCGAAGAACTTCGTGTGGACCCTGAGCGTGGTCTGTGGGCACGCGCTCGCATCGCAAAAGCACAGGCTGGGACTTGGGCTGAAGACGTAGTTGATAAGGTCAAGCGCGGCATGATGAAGGGCTTGTCGGTTCGCGGTATGTCCAAAGTCACTATTACTTCAGATGGCCCTCGTATCGGCACTATTGACTTGGCCGAGATTTCCGTGACACCAGTTCCAGTGCAGCCCGGCGCGCTCTTCGCGGTTGCGCAGAAGTCTTTCGCGGCTGCTGAGGAAGACATCGCGGCTGGAGAGATCGAGCATGTTGAAGACCCGACCGAGAAAGCGCTTGCGTACTTCGAAGAGAAGATGAATACGCTTACTGCGGCCTTCGAAGAAATTTCTAAGTCTATGCACGAAGGCGATCATTCTCAGGATTCATCTGTTGATGAGGGGATGTTGGCAGGACTTCTAGATCGCATTGGACTAGCAGCCAAAGCAGGGAACGCCGATATGCTGGCCGAAATCTTTTCAATGATTGAGTGGCAGTCCGAGTGGGATGGTCCAGTTGATGACATGACATACAAAGGCCGTGAAGACCTGCCAGCCTTGCTAAGAGCCGTTGTCGATGTTGCGCGAGCCGCTGGAGGCAAACCTTCGGCTGACGATCTCCGCGCTGTGCTGCCGTCAAAGAAGTCGCTGAGTGCGTGTGAGAAATGCGACTGTGCCGACTGCGCTACTTGCGACTGCATTGACTGCCCTTGTGTGAACTGTCAGCCAACTCCAAGTAAAAAGTCTGCGGCGTGGCAAAAGAAGGAAGGGCAGAACCCAAAAGGCGGTCTAAATAGTAAGGGCCGGGCCTCGCTTAAGAAGCAGGGCCAGAATATCCGACCCGGCGTAAAGAACTACTCTAAAGCGTCGGTTACAGACAAGAAGCGCTGGATTTCTTGGGCGCTTCGTTTCTACACAAATCCATCCGGGCCGCTAATTGGAAAGAACGGCGAGCCTACTAGACTTGCTTTGACTGCTGCCGCTTGGGGCGAGCCAGTCCCAACGACTCGTGCTGCTGCCCAAGCAATTGCAGCGAAGGCTCGTAAACGTAAAGCCGAACTTGAAAGGCAGGGCGAATATGCCTAGAAAGAAGACAAAGAAACGCCGTAAGACGACTCTGAAGCGCAACGCACGCCGTAAAGAGGGTGACGAGAAGCACAGTAGAGTGCACACTAGGTAATGAAGAAGATCATTTCAACAATTGCGGTTCTTGGAGCGTTGCTAATCCCGGCCCCTGCCGCTGCCAACACACAGACTGTCTCAGCAACAGCCGCGCCGGTCAAGCATCCGGCAAAGATATTTACGCCTGCCTCTATTAATGTAGTCACTGCGACCGGACCAGATTCTCCGGGCGCGCAAATCTTTCCGGCTACGCGAGCCGAGATTTACTTTGATGATGACTTTGCTTTCTATGCAGCGGGCCTTCCAGTCTGTCGCGCAGCGCTCGACGGACTCTCAACAACGCTGGCTCGCGCTGCCTGTCCTACATCAATTGTTGGAACGGGCGCTGCAAAAGTTGGGCTGGCCGGATTTACCGACACGGTGCTGAACGCGCAGATCACGGCCTTCAATGGCCCGCCACAAAACGGACGCCCTGTTCTGCGGCTGTTCTCTTATACCGAGGCGGTTGCACTTGGCACTACTCTGACTGGCGTACTAAAGCCATACGGTAAGAGCGGCTACGGAAAGATATTGGATGTTTCGATTCCTACTCTGCCGCTCAACAGCGCAATCATCGAGTTTCAAACTAAGGTGCAGCGCTCTTGGAAGTTCAAAGGACGCACTCAGCACTACGTCAAGGCCCGCTGCGCGACGCGCAAGTGGAAGTTCTCCGGCACCTTTACTTACGCTGGCGCAACCTCAAAGTCTGCATCCGCAACTCAAACTTGTCGAAGGGGCTAGGTTCCTGCGTTTTTGTCACGCGACCTGATTAGATTCTTTATGCAAATGGATTCCGAGAACCTTATGTCCCAGATCGATGAGCGCTTCGGTTCACAGTTCGAAGAACTGACTGAGCGCGCTAATGAACTTTCCGACCGCCTTGAAACTGAGGCCGGAGATGCAGAGGCTGTTAAGTCTCTGACCGATCAGATTTCTGACATTGACGAGCAGGTAAAGACTCTCACCTCCGCTCGTGACGAGGAAATTCAGAAGGCTCAGGTAAAGAGCCTGACTTCTGAGGTTACTACGCTCCGCGAGGCTATTGAAGCCGCTCGTGAGCCTCACTCTGACTTCGCGCTTGGCGCAGGCGAGTCTGCTGAGGTTGCTGAGTCTCCGTGGACTGATGATTCTGAGAATCCTTCCTTCTTCGCAGACGCTCACAAGTCTCTGACCAAGAACGACGCCGCTGCAAGTGCGCGTTGGGCCGAGGCCATGTCTTCGAAGACGATGACTCAGTCCAGCGGCTCCGCTGGCGGTTATCTTGTCCCGCCGCAGGTTTCGAGCGAACTGCTCACCATCCGCGAGCAGGCTAACGTACTTCGCCCGCTCTTCAGCCGCGTTCCTGTAACTTCTGACACCCTTCGCATTGCCGCTATCACCGGCGGTCTGAGCGCAGGATGGGTTGCTGAGTTGGCTGACAAGCCTGAGTCTGACATGACTTTCGGTGAGATTTCGGTCAATACCTTCTGGAAGGCCGGTATGTCGGTCGTCACGAACCAGTTGCTCAGGAACAGTCAGCCTTCGGTTGATCGTCTTGTGTACGAAGACCTCGCTAAGCGCCTTGCAGCCCTTGAGGAGATCGCCTTCATTAGCGGCTCCGGCACTGGTCAGCCGACCGGAATCCTGAACACCCCCGGCGTTCAGTCCAACTCCGCTTCTCTCCTGACCTCGACTGATGTTGATGACCTCCTCGATGAAATTGTGGACGGCATCACCGCCATTCACACCGAGTACTACGGCGCACCTAACGCAATCTTGATGCACCCCCGCACTTGGGGCCGCATCGTCAAGCAGCGTAAGGCTGACGCAACTGCTGAGTACTACGTCGGCAAGCCGCAGAACCGCGATAGCGTCGATCCGATTCCGGGTTACAACGGTCCTCGCGGAAGTCTCTTCGGCCTCCCGGTCATCACGACTCGTAACGTCCCGACCAACCTCGGTGACAATGACAACGAGAGCCGCATAATCGTCGGTAACTTCTCTGAGGGCCTGATCCTCGATCACGCCGGACTCAGCCTCGACGCTTCCGAGCACGTTTACTTCACTACCAACGCAACCATCTTCCGCGCAGAGGACGCGGTCGGATTCACCGCAGCCCGTTACCCGAAGGCGTTCTACGTCATCGGCGGATCGGGACTTGCCAACGGATAAGGTAGGATACTTTTATGGGAAACACACGCTCACTTACAGATAAGCCAATAACTAAGGAAGTTGTTGTTGATGCGGATACCGGCAAGGTCGTAGCCGCTCACCTCAGCACCGTCGTAACCGACGAGACTGCCGCTAACGCAGTTCAGATTCCTGATGGCGATGTGTACCCGACTGCTGACGCCACTGGCCTCGATCCGCTGGCTGTTCACAGCGCTTCGAATCCAACTGTAGCCATCAACCCCGATCAGACCGTCGATACCAACGAGGTACAGACCGTCACGATCAGCGGCTCGCCCACTGGCGGAACCTTCACGCTCACCTTCTCTGGCTCCACTACCGCAGCCATCAATCACAACGCTGCTTCTTCGACGGTCCAGACCGCTCTTCGCGCCATCTCCAGCATCGACGGCGCAAACGTCTCAGTCACCGGCTCGGCTGGCGGTCCTTACACCGTCACCTTCATCGGAGAACTTGCCGCTACCAACGTAGCCGCAATGACTGCGACTGCCTCCCTCACTGGCGGCACCAGCCCCTCGGTCGCGGTCGCTACGACCACCGCCGGTTACAAGGCTGGCTGATCTCCCTAGCCTCATAAAGTCTGCCCCTGAGTTCCTGCTAACTCTGTCGGGCGCGTGTAGGGGCGGCGCGCTCGACGCTATCCTGTACTTGTGTCGCATTTAGTAACACTCGATGAGTACAAGACCGCGCTCGGCATCACTACTACGGCCGATGACGCTAAGCACGACGCTGTCCTCTCAGCGGCAGAGCAGGCCGTAATTAACTTCACGCAGCGCGACTTCACTAAGACACTAGTTGGAGGTACTAACGAGGTTCAGACGGTCACGCTTACTGGTAGTCCAACTGGCGGGCACTTCACGTTGACCTTCAATGGTCAAACCACCAGCAACATTCAGCACGACGCGGCCGCCACGCTCGTACAAGCCCGTCTAGAGAGCCTCAGCACCATTCCAGCAGGGAGTGTTACCGTTACTGGAAACAACGGAGGGCCGTACACAGTGACCTTCACTGGAGAACTTGGCTCACAGAATGTTGTCGCTATGACTGGCGCAGACACGATGACAGGCGGCAGCAATCCATCTGTCAGCATCTCTACCACGACTGCTGGCGTGGCCGGGACTTCGACAGAGGACCGCAAATTTTGGCTTGAACCAAACAGTAGTTTCTTGGAGATCGATGACTGCACCGTGGTAAATGATGTGACTGGCCTCGGCATTGCCACTTGGGAAGAGCGCAGCGAAGGGCCATCGGCTGCCCACGGTATCTACACTTACATTCAGTTGGAGTCAGGCTATCAGACCTCAGTAGAGATGGGTTTCGAGCGCAACGAAGATGTCTTTGGCACGCAACAGTTGAGCACTCTTGGCACTGAGGTCACAGTAAATGCTGATTGGGGATGGGGATCAGTGCCTCCAGACGTAAAGCGCGCAATTATCTGGACAGCCGCCAGCATGGAAATTGAGACCGATAATCCATACGGAGCGTTGTCTGCAAAGTCCGTGGCAGAAGTATCTGAAAGTTATTACATACCTCCAGCAGTGACTATGTCCACTCTTGATGCTGTCCCATCAAATGCACAGTCGATTCTTGAGCCGTACCGTAGGATAAATCTGTAGTGCCGAGCGCTCGCTACCCGGCTGGGACAATAATTGATGGTCTTAAAGTTGGCGGGCGCTTCATCCCCGGAGGCGCTGACGCGCTCATCACGCTAAAAAATCCGTTAAAGAGTAAGGCTATTCAGTTTCAAGACCCTCGAACTAAACAATTTTTAGGCGAACTCGAAGGCAAGACACAAAAAGCAGCACTTGTTGCGGCACAGACTGGAGCCGCTGATGTGCGTGCTCGCATACAGGCTGCTGGCCTGATTCGAACTGGCCGTCTTCTTAATTCAGTTCAAGCAATTAGGCGTGGCAAAACTTCAGCGGCAGTGGTTGTATCCGCTCCGTATGCTGGAATACTCGAAGATGGTAGTCCTGCACATCAAATTACTCCAAATCCTCCGAGAACGCTGATGAAGTGGCCCGCTACGCACGGCGGTACGGCCGGTGCTGCTCCTCTTGTAAAGCACCCCGGTAATGAAGCGTACAACTTTATGAGTGATAGCATGGACGAAATGGATGAAATTGTTGAAAACATACTTGTAACAATTTTGAAAGTCTGATGGCATCCGCAGCAACAACCGTGCGTCAGCGCGTAATTGACATTGTCGAGGATGAGTTTTCGGCCGAAGTTCTGACCGTTGCAAACGACAAACTAACCCGTGCAGCCGGTCGAAGCGGCGTAACTGAGGCTGCTGTTTATCCAGAGGCCGAATATGAGCGTCCGGGTCGTGTTATCGAACTCGTAGTGCCAGTTGTGCTCCAGATATACCTTCCCTACGATGCCGAGCCTGACGAGACCATTGTGGTCGATCCTACGATCATCGAAGGCTACGGAGAGCGGCTGCGCACAGCCTTTAAGACGCAATCTAGCGGTAACACAGCCGATATGTGGTTCCTCAGACTGACCAGAATTGACTATCCCGACGATCCTACTGGTAATAAGAGCCGTCTGGAGGCTCAGATCGAGGGACACGCCTCAAACTACGCTTCTTTGCCCTAGACTGGCACAGGGCACGATATTCTAGGGTGTAATGTCCGATGAAGTAAAGGCTGTAAAAGCCGACGATAAGCCCAAGAAGAGCACGCCGAAGGAAGGCGTAAAAGTCTCTTTGAACCCCGATTTTGATGCCGATGGTCCTGTATTTGTGTCCGTCGAAGGCGTCGATGCCGCTGATGCAGATGCAGACGGCCGTGTAGAGATTACCTCTGCTGGCACTACCGTCTCTTCTCAGACCGCTTCGGCCCTGTCTGCCTCTCCTGCTGTTAAGGTTGGTTCGTAAATGGGTGGACTTCGCGGAAACGACGCACTTTTTGGAATCGGTAAGCAGTCTGCTAAGGAGACTGCTAATAGCACTGCATCCACTTGGGATGTTATGCCCTTCGCTGGCGGCTCGATTAGCCCTGTACGCTCCATAGAGAACCTGTCTGAAACTGACTCAAGCCGCGATCAGGGCGTTGCCTACGTGCAGAACTACTCCGTAGAAGGAACTCCTGAAGTCTATGTGCGTGATGCAAACATTCATCACGTTCTTGAGTCTGTTCTCGGCACTATTGCCACTTCCGTTGTCACTACTGGTAACTACGTCCACACCATCACTCCGGCTTCCACTCTTCCGTACTACACCTTCTACCGCGAGATCGGCGATTCGCTGTACGAGCGTTTCGAAGACTGCAAGGTATCAGAGGTTACGATCTCGGCAGAGGCTGGACAGCCGCTAACCGCTTCCCTAAACGTTATGGGGCGCAACGCTGTTCGTCTAGCCGCGCCGCCAGCGTCTATTGCCACGACTGCTGCTGGTTCCGTGTACAACTTTAATGAGGCTGCGGTCACGCTGGCTGGCGGAAGCACCGCTCTCGTTGGCTCGTTCGAAGTCACAATCTCTAACAATATCTCAATGCAGCAGACCGATGATGCAAAGCCCTACGACATTGTTGAGGGTCTTCGCGAGGTTAGCCTCGGCTTTACTTTGATTTTTGAGTCGCTGGACGAGTACAACCGCTTTAACTACGGCGGAACTTCAGGAACTACTCAGTCTGAAACGCTGGCTACGACCGCTGCTGTATTTGAGTTCTCTAAGGGCACGAACAACAAGATTAAGTTCACCTTCCCTGAGATTGCTTATCAGGAGTTCCCCGTCGAGCCTAACCCCGGCGGCGATCCAGTCACGGTTGATGTACGCGCCGTCGCACAGCGCCACGCCTCTGGCGTCATCTCGTGCGAAGTTAAGAATCAGAAAGCCACCTGATAGGAGGCCCCTATGGACAAAGATATTCACGAACTAGCGCTGCTGGTTCGGGAAGAGGCGAACCGCGTCACGCGGCGCGCTAATGTAATGAGAAAGTTATCTGCACGCTTGTTGGAAGCACTAGACGAGACAGCAGACGAAAATATCGACAGTCCAAAGGAGGACACACGAAAGAATGACAGACCAAGCCACAACGAAGACTAACACCGCAAGCAAGGATGCGTGGAAGCAGGCGAACGTTCACACGGGCGTCACTCTCCCGTCTGGAACCATTGTAGATATTTCCATCCCATCGCTGCCTAAGTTGATTAAGGCCGGGCAGGTTCCGAATCATCTTATTGACATTGCAGTTGAGCAAGGGTCGTCAGACAAGATTGACCGTGAAGTTCTTGAACAGACTTGGGAGTTCACCTGCTTCATTATTCCTGAAATGGTAGTTAACCCTGAGATCACCGCCGATGATGTGGGCGATCTTCCAGCACTTGACCTTGAAATGCTTATTGGATTTGCAAGCCGCGTAACCGACATTGACGCAGTTGGGCACCAGTTGGGTGGTCTGGAAACACAAGACTCCTTTCGCAACGTTCGTGGCCTCGACCTTACCGCTGCGGATATTCTCGACATATGAGCAACAAGGGGGAACGATGCCGCCGTTTTCAGATGACGATGTTCTAGATTACGTCGTGAGAGAGGCTATCGTGTTTAAGATGGCCGAACACCGCGCAAAGCAAGAAAAAGAGCAGGAGCGTAAAGAGTTTCGCAAGTCTCATTCAGACCTGCGAGGCTCTGGAACGGCCGCTTGGCAGCAGGGGATGACGGCGAATGGCTAGAGACTTAGGAACACTTCAGTATCTAGTAGATATTGATACATCTGGCGTGTATGCGGGCGCTGCTGAAGTTGAGGCAGCCCTTAAATCCATCCCCGATGAAACTGTCAATCTAAAAGTTGATACCGATGTTGAAAGCCTCCGAGTTGGCCGTGCCGAACTTGTTAAGTATCAAAAACTTCTAAAGGGCGCGATTGCTACAGAAGAAGGCAGCATGGATGCTCGCAAGAAAGCCTACAAAGAACTTCCACAGCAACTGCGCGACTTTATTTCGGCTAACAGTGGCGTAGATAATTCTCTGCGCACCATTGATGCGGCACTTCAGAACAATGCGGCCGCAATGAAGGAGCACAACGACCTTACAAAGAAGTCAGCAGAGGTCGCTGATCGAAACTCGCTCGCACTTACGAAACTAGCCGAGAAGCACGCAAAACTAAACGCTGAGATCGACAAGCGCCAGAGAAACCCCTTTGCTCAGGACACTGTGCGGGAACGTGCAGCGTTTGCTCGTCTCAATGAAGAACTTAAAGTAACGCAACGACAATACAGCGCTCTTGGCGGAAACTTGGATAATTTGTCCACAAGGCATGATCGAGAAATTGAAAGAGTATCGAGACTTGTACGCGGTTTTGCCGATCTAAAACTCAGACTTGGATTTTTCTCTGCCAGTGTTAGACAAGCAGCAGTTGGACTGGCAGTGCTAGGGCCAGCCATTAGCGCTGTGCTTGGAGGCGTGATTGCGCTTGCAGGATCGCTTGGTCAAGGACTCGTGGGAGCGCTTGGTATTGCAACTGCGGCTGCCGGAGGGTTTGGTCTATCGCTGCTTGGCATTGGATTAGCAGTAAAGCCACTTGTTAGTGAGTTGTCCACAGCCGCCAAAGCCGCAACTGATTATCAGAAGCAGGTTCTTAAGACGGGCAAGAACTCTTCAGAAGCAAAAGACAAACTCGATGCCTATCATCAGACTGTCAAAAATCTTCCAAAAGATACTCAAGCGCTGATTCAAAAGACTGGCGTGCTAGTAACCGAATGGCAGAAGGTCACTGCTGCCGTTCGTCCTGAATTCTTTAAGACGGCCGGAGTTGGTATTCAAGCATTGTCTAACTTAATGCCAATGTTTGCGAAGCAGACTAAATCGGCTTTCTCAGTCGTCGCTAAAGAACTTCAAACGCTGGCTCGTGGGCTTGGCGGCGCAGAAAGTAAAGACATACTTTCAACAATGATGGAAAACAGCACGAAAGCACTCCCCGGCTTTATTCGTGGCATTGGTTCAATCACCGCCGCACTTGGACGATTTGGAGCCGCTTCGTCCTCTTATCTTCCAGATATTTCCGCAGGCTTTGCGAAGTTTGGGGAAAGCATTTCAAACCTCACGCAGACTAGTCAGTTTCAATCGCAGGTTGATGGTCTTATAGGGCAACTTCGCAGCATCGGCGCGCTTGCTGTCTCTGCCACAAAGTATTTCATTACGCTTGCAAACGCAGGTGCTGGGTCTGGAAAGCAAATTATCGATGCAATGACTGGAGGGTTTAACAAATGGACCCAGTGGATGAAGAGCACGGAGGGCAAGAACTCTCTTGCCGACTTCTTTAAACAAAGCCTTACTGAACTTCGTCTTCTTTACTCTGCCTTTAGTCCGTTGATAAAAGCACTAGCGCGCTGGGCAAAGGCAACGCAACCAATATCTCAAGGAATTCTTCGAATTGTTAGTGTCTTTAGCAGTCTTGTAGAGATTGTTTCACGTGCAGGATTTGTAATGAAGATATTTGCTGCGTTCTTTGCTGCTCGCATCCTTAAAAACGGGGTCGCTATTCTAATAGGACTCGGACGAGCATGGACCATTATTAGGGCTGCGATCTTTGCAAGCACAGCAGCAACAGCCGTCAATACCGAAGCGATGGCTGCTAACGCAGTTGCAACCGAAGCGAACACCGTTGCTAAAGTTGAGAACGCGGCGGCTAATAGAATGAGCGGGCTGTCAATGCTTGGATTTGGCGGCGCAGCCACTAGAACCGCTGGAACAGTCGGCCGACTTGGAATGACTCTTGGGACCGTAGGAAGGTTTATTGGTGGGCCGTGGGGCATGGCGATCACGACTGCCATCTTCGGCCTAATGATGTATCAGGATGAAATTCTTGGTTTGTTTGGCCCGTCTGAAACGTATGTGCAAAAACTACAGAAGATGAAGGTAGCGCAAGGCGCGGTTGATACGAGCGGTAAAGCCGCTGCCGAAGCATCGAGAAACTTTACTGAGGAAGTTATCAGTTTGAAGGACGCGGTTGATGCCTACAACAAGTCTGTCTCTGATGGTAGTAGTTGGAAAGAACAGCAGCGCAATTTTAATGCAGTAAAGGCGGGCGTTAAAGGGGCAAACGAGGCAGTCAATAACTACGCTAGTGCAGTGCAGAAGTACGATGAGCAAAATGCTAGATACAGAGAGTCGGCACAAGATTTAGCCCGCGTAGGATCGGACGCACTTTTCGCGGCCGGGCGAGATGTGCTCAGCACTGGGCAACAGCGCCGCTTAAATAGTCTTGTTCAGCAATTTGGCTGGACAAAGCGTTCTATTGACGAAATTGGTAAGGCTTTTCCTCAATTAAAAATACCTGCCGATACTATCAACAGTTGGCAAAAACTTTCAGATATAAACATTGGAAGGGTGGCGCGTGACATTAACAAAATTAGAATCAGTCAGGGCAAGAGTCCAATTCCAAAGGGATACGAAGACGAGATTGGAAGAGTCTTTGCTGCATTGCCAGACAATGCTAAAAAGGCGCAGGGGCAACTTGCTTCAACTTTGATGCAGATGAACGCGCAGACTGGCGCACAGATGGCCGTGCTACTTCAGAGACTTCAGGGAACAAAGGGCGGGAAGAAAATTTTGCCAAGTTTGCTCGAAGGTATGAAGGGACAAAAGCCTGCGCAAGCAATTAAAAGCGTTCAAGACGCACTAAAAAATCTTGGTGCTTCTGGAAATATGCCGAGAATTAAAATTCAAGGCATAGAGCAAGTTAAATCAATTCGTGAGGAAATTCAAAAAGTCAAGCAGATGGCGCGAAGTGGAGTCAATTTCAGTATCAAAAACTTGGCGGCGAACTCGGATAGGCTCGATCATATGCTGGAAACGTTTAATGACTTTAAGCCAAAGGAGACAACGCTGACGCTGCACGCAAACCAAGACCCTGATCCGTTCACCGTCAATGTCAAGAAACACATGGTAAATGCAGAAGGTGGGATCATTGGAGGGGCCAGCGCAGACGGGCAGCGAACACAAGGCGGTCGTTTCTCCAAAGCGACTTTCCTCGTCGGAGAAGAGAATCGCCCTGAGTACGTGATCGCTACAAATCCTTCGTACCGTAAAAACAACCTTAAATACTGGATGCAGGCTGGTGCCGCTCTCGGCGTGCCGGGCTTTGCTGCTGGCGGTGCAGTAGCAGCAGGCAAGAAGCCGCCAAAGGACGATAGTAAAGGAAATAAGCGCTCGCTAGCAGAACTTGAAAAACTGTACCGTAGAAAGCAAGCAGTCGTAACACGTAATACTGATCTTGCCGCGCTGCATCGGCGTCAGGAAGACCTCCGGCAAAATCAGGGACTGCCTTTCCGCAGCCAGCGCATTGAAGGGCCACTTACCGCAGTGTGGAAGGCCACGCAGGTCATCAAGTCTTTGTTCAAGCCGATTACCTCTAAATACGCCGATAAAATTAAAGCAGTCTCCAAAAGCGATCTCAAAAAGGACAAGAAAAAGGCCCGCATACGTGAACTACAAGACAAGCAGCGCGAGTATAGACAAGCCAGCAAAAACTACGACATAACTGTTGCTAATGCAAAAGCCGACCTTGACGACTTTAAAAATGAGATGGCTACCGGCGCTGGTGGGTTAGGAGCCTCGCCTGCCGTCACTGAAGCCCTTAATCTCCTCAGTGGTAACTACGGTCTTGGTATGCAGTACGGCAGCAATATGTTGAGCGGCGCGGCCTATGTCGGCGGCGCTAACGTCACGGCAGCGATGGGATCACAGAGCAATGGAACCGCACCGCGATCTGGCGGATCAGGACGCTCAGTTACAATCACAAACAATTATCAAGAGCCGCCGTCTGATCCGCATACGTGGTCAAAGCAGTTGGCTTGGGAAGTAGGAGTAGCCTAATGGCACAGAACATGACCGCACAAGAAACTGGCGCGACGTACACACTTGCGGGCACCGTCGATAATAACTTGATGCCTAACGGTGCCTTTGGCACAGATGCTAGTGGCTGGGCTTATGGGACTAACACCGGGATCACGACAAGCGCACTGGCTCGCGGAACGACGGCTTGGCCCGGCCACACAACCGGATATCTTGCGCTGACTGGCACTAAAGATGCCAACACGACGCAGCGTACCCTAAACGCGATTACTTCGACGGGCACTAGCGGAATGATGGTGTCCGCATCACATCGGTATCAGGCACAGGCAACTTTTGCCACGCCTTCGACTACTAACCCAGATCAAGGAGTGCGCCTAGCAATTTACTGGTATCAGTCAGGCGGTTCCGCGTCGGCTGTTACGTCCGTCTCGACAGGTTCACTAACTGTGCTAGCGGCAAACACTGAGACCACTCTAAGCCTCGAAGCCGTTGCGCCAAGCGATGCGCTGTACGCCGCAGTTAGCGTCGAGGCCGTATCTTCCACATCAAGCGATGTAATGACTTTCTATGCCGATAATGTGACTTTCTATCGCATGGCTCGCGCCGTGTTTAATGACACCACTGATACTGATTACATCTGCGGTCTCGCAGGCGACGACGCGATAACTGGTTTGGACAGCCCAGAGGTGCGCGAATCATACGCGGATTTGTCGGAATCTGATGGCGCAATTCACGGCACCTTCTACTCCGGGCGTCGTCCGATTACGATTTCTGGAACAGTGGTTAGCACTACATCTTCTGATCGCGCTTCAAAGATGACCAAAGTATCAGAAGCGTTTAATGCACTATCGTCTGACTCGACTCTTACTTGGACTCCATCTGGCTCGATCTCGCAGTTTGTGCGCGTCAGAAAGCAGCAGCCTACACGCTTTGCAGGAGCCGGAACAGCAAAAAGTTTTTTCGGTGCGCTTGTCGCGGCCGATCCGCTGATCTACTCTTCCACGCTAAGAACGCACGACGCGCAGGCAGTTGCGACTGGAGGTGGGCCATACACACTGGCATCGCCGCTTACGATTCAAAATCGCGGCAACGCGGATACTTCGTTTGAAATTATTAGAGTGCGCTGGGCGTCTGGCACCATTACCGCTATTGAGGTGCGAGTAGGCGGGGCGCTTGGTCCGATAGTTGTTTCGTTGTCGAGCCTATCACTAGCAACAGGAACTCCAGTCGGTCAAATTGAAATCAATACTCGGCTGCGCACTGTGACAGATCAAACAGGCGCTAGTGCGTACTCAAAGGTTGATTTTACAACTTCGACGTGGGCTACAATTCCGACCGGATACTCTCAGTTCTATATCAAGACTACTGGCGGAACGGCAACGGCTGATATTGCTTACCGCGATGCGTGGCTGTAATGCCGGGGCCGCAGACTTGGAAACTTATTCTTGCGCAAGAAACAGGCAACCTTAATGCTTCGTTTTCTATGTCGAGCACGCCGTGGTCAGCCACAAATGTTGGCGAACTGGTAAATGCCACAGAGCGGCGCTTTTCTTTCAAACTTAATCAGCCGCAAACAATAAGTTTTAACATTCCCTTGACCGATCCGCTTGCTGATGACATTGCAACTTTGACAAACGATGCAACGTCTATTCCTATCATCAAGTTGTACAGAAGCACGACGCTAATGATGGTAGCCGAAATAGTCTCAGCCGAAATTGTAGGCGAGGCTGGTCGGCACACACTGGCAGTGGTAGCAACCGAAACTATGTGGAATCGATTGAATAAGCGCATCATTCCAGATAGCAAGAAGCCAATTGGGTACAGAGTCGCATCAACCGCAGATCGCACCTCAGAAATGATGACGCAACTCACTAACATTAACCGCGAGTCGTACAACATGCTTCCTGCTTACTCTATTGGTTCTGAATTTACTGACACTGCCACAAACCTCGCTAACTGGTCTTTGGTTTCGTTGCTTTGGGGCGGAGGCGCGTCGGCTCTAGCCCGCAGCACTGCGTGGACTGGACATACGGGTGGTTCTTTGCTGCTTTCTGGAACAAAAGATGCAACGGCAACACAGCGTTACTTGCTGGCCTCAACTCCCGGTACAGGCGCCAACATGATTCCAGTTACTCCCGGCACGGTGTACGCACTGAAACTGAACTGCGCTGCGTCTTCTGTCGCAAACCAAACAGCGTCTGGCGGTGTCTATTTGCAGATAAACTGGTTTCAGAACAACACTGGAACAGCCTCAGCGATTATAGGCGCATCGAGTCAAACTGCTCAAACTGTTACGACTACTGAATCTACCTTGTCCTCTACAGCGGCCGCGCCTTCAGATGCGCAATATGCTCAGATTAGTTTTGTCATAACTACTTCCACGTCCACTGATGCAGTTGGCTACTATTTTGATGACGTGAACTTTGGGCCAGCCCCGCAAACAGGCATCTTGCCGGGAACGGCTACTGGTTGGACTGGCGACATCTTTGCTGGAGGTCCGTGGTACTACAAGCAGTTTCTTGAATACATTCAGGAGTTGGCTTTTACAAACGGCGGCTTTGATTTTTGGCAAGCACCACTCGATCCTGTAGCCAACAATGGCAACTCTGGCACTCTGACAGTGAAGGTACTTTCTCCCGGCGGCCCGTGGTCTTCTAACAAGTCGTTTAGAGGCCAGACAAGGGCTGACGCAGTGTTTGAATACGGCACTGGGAAAAACAACGTAGTCGATTATCGCTTTACGCTGTCTGGCGACGGTTTGATCAACACAGCCTATGCGCTGCCACCGGGCTTTCCTAGTGGTGGGGCAGGCACTACAAGCAAAGCCGATTCTACTGGTACAAGTAGGCAAAGACTACGAGAAGAAGTTGTTTCGTCCGACCTTCAAACTGCTGATGCCCGACAGTATCTAGTAAATGAGCATGTAAAAGTTCGGCAACGTTATAAACGAGTCCTTACGTTCACTCCGCAAGTCGAAGACGGCACTAGGACTCCTCGATTTGCGGTCGATTACGAGATTGGCGATAACGTGACTGCTAGAATTAAAGATCAGAACGTGTTGTTGATCAACACAACTGTTCGTGTGTACGGCGCGGATATTGAAGTTGATGACAATGGGTTTGTACGCACAACGCTATCGCTTGTCCAAGAGGTCTAATGCCCGATCAACCATCACAACTTCCAAAGCAGCAGTTTGCGGCCAGCAATTCTGACACTCGGCAGCAGACTCGAATGGCTAGGCTTGAAGATCGTGTAAGACAGTTAGAGCAAGGCAAGCAATTAGTGCAAGTGCCTTTCTTTCGTTGGGACCAGCCAACTCAAGTGACCAACACAACCTCGTATTCGTGGCAAATTGATGTTGGCACGCCTGCTGGTCCTTTGACTGGTGGGGCGGTCGCCACTGAAATTCCTTATTGGTTTAGTATTCCAATTACTGCTGTCGGCGGAGCAGCCAGCGGCGTGGTATCTTTTATACCGCCTGCGGGACTCACACATAGTTGGACTTACTCACTTGCTGGAGCAGGATCGGCCGTCACTGCTGGCCCGACAACTGGAGCGGCAGTAGGCGATGTTTCTGGAGTAGGACTTGCGAAGACGGCCTTTATTGTTATGCCGTTTGTTTTGAGTTCGTATGTCCCTACAGCCTCGTTTATTCTTACAGTGGCTAAAACAGCGGGAGCAGGAACCGGCGTAAGCATCAATCAAGCACGGTTTTATGCTATGGTTCCTTCTTCATACGCATCGTGAGCACTGAATCCAACATACAAAAGCAAATTGAAGAAGCGGCTCGCCGTCAGTCTAAGCACACCGCTATTTCGCGGCTGTCTCAGAAGCGCCTTGTAAAGTGGCGGCACAAGTGGCGCAGTGCTAACAAGCGTGTTCAGAAGTTGCTCGAATCAAAGCCCGGCTCACCTGATCTCGCGGAGACTCAGAAAGCAGAGGCGCGCTTCAGCCGAAAGATGCGCTTTTGGCGTAATCGCAGAGACTTTTCGATTCGCCGCCGCGCTTTTTGGAAATCTGTTCTTAAGCGCCGCAAGATCAAACTTGCTCGCTGGGTTGAGGTCAATCGTCGCATCGACTGGAACGGCTATCCCGAAGTGTCAAACCTCAAGGTTCGTCGCGTAATTCGCTATGCGCAGCGCAAGCACGGCTTCATCATTACGAGCACTACAGGCGGTCAGCACTCCCCTACGAGTTGGCACTATCAGGGTCGAGCAGTGGACGGAATCTGTGATGACATGTCTGCTTGTCAAGTTGATCTTGAGCAGCACTTTGGCGCTGAGTATTTCCTTGAACTCTTTGGCCCAGCGCCGCGCTATGTGAAGAATGGCTTTACCAGCGTCGGAGTGGCGTTTCCAGACCATCAGGATCACATTCACCTCGCGGCATGATGGCTGACCAGAGAGACACACAGCGCTACGCAAAGAAGCGTTCTAGGCTGTCCAGCCTGCCGAACAAAAGCCGTGCTTACCGCCGCCTGCGTCGTAAGGTTAGACGCATTGGGCAGACTGTCCCTAACCCCGGCCCTGATGTGTCTCAGTGGAATGTGGGGATCAACTGGAATAAGGTGGCAGAGCACTCTGACTTTGTGTTCTTGAAGGCATCTGAGGGCCGCACATGGGAAGACCCGACTCTGGTAGAGCGCATTGATCTTGCTCGTCAGGCCGCGCAGAAGGAAGGGCTGCTAGTTGGTTACTATCACTTCGCCCGCCCGGATAACAACAAGCCGCGTGCTGAGGCTCGTCACTTTGTAGATACAGTGCGAGAGGCTGGCGGCTATCTTGGCCCTAAGCGTCATGGTTGGCTGCGCCGTAACGAAATGCCGGGCGTGCTCGACTACGAGGTTTATCACCCGGACGAGCGCGATCAGCGCTGGATTGCCGAATGGGTTGATGAGTACAAGAAACTGACTGGTCAGACTCCGATTATCTACGGCGGCTCTGTGTTGCGCGAGCGCACCGAGATTGACTTCGGCGGCTGCCCGCTGTGGATTGCAGCGTATGTATCTGAACTCAGCCCAGCACTGCTGCCCGGCGGCTGGTGGAAGGCTGGGCCTACATTCTGGCAGTACACAGATGGCGATCAGCCATCAAACCCGGCTGGCCCTACTGAGTGCCCCGGCATCGGTCCGTGCGATATGAACTTTTATCGCGGAGACCGTAGGCATCTTCTGAAACTCTCAATCTAGGAGGAGGTGAACATGAACAAGGTATTTACTGCTGTGCGCAACTTCTATCGCCGCGAGCCTGCAAGGGTCGTCGCTGCTGTAGTGGCTGCGATTGTGTTTGTTGCTCAGTGGCTCGACGTTGGCATCGACTCGAACACTGTGTTTGTTGTTGTTGGTACGGCTCTGGCCGTCCTGTTTGGAGGCGAGATTGTCCGTAAGGATGTCAAGCCCGTCAAGAAGCAGATCAAGAGGAAGGCAAAGCCTAAGAAGGCTTAGTACCAAGCCTCTGACCTGAGAGCAATGGAGCGGGTAGAGTCCGGCGTTACTGTCGTGATCTGCCCCTCCTGCTCTTCGGGTTCATCCCACACAAGGTCTTCGGGGTCCGGGTCGGCGGGGTTCATAACCTGCACGCCGGGCGGAGCCTCATGCACTACGCCCCAGTTCTGAAGCATCTTAGCGGCTACCATATCGTCGTGCTGACCGGGAGGCGCTGAGAATGTGTAGCGGCCGTTCTTCGTGATCTCGTACTCGTAGTGCTCAAACTCTTTGCGCTCTTCCTCGGTGATGAAGGCGCGTCCGTGCTCCAGATCGGCGGCCAACAGTCGAACCATGCGCTCCTTTTGATGGCCCGATCCAAAGTTCACCGGGATAACGTCTAGGCCGCGATCCTCAAGATGGTCGAATACCACATCACCGACACCTGTGGAGTCCACCACGACGGTTAGCCCCTCAACTTCTGGGTCTTCCTGTAGCCCACGAACGATGTCCACAATGTACTCTTCCTGAATAGGCCACGAAACTTCGTTGTAGCGCTCAAGGACGCATGGCTCACGAGTCTCAGAGTTGCAGCCGGAGATCACCGTGAAGTCTTCTTTCTTTGCCAAGTCGATGCCAAGCGTGACCCAGCCTCGCGGCGGCACTAGCCCCGCTCGAACAGCAGACCACTCGGTTCCGTCTGGGCGCTCCCCATGTAGCGTGAAAATCGAAGCAGCGTTATCGACAAAGTTAGCCAAGTACTCCTGCTGAAACAGCAAGTCCGGCAACGACGCCTTTGCGTCATCCACTTCGTCGAGATCGATCAGAGGGTTGTTAGAAGACGGGAAGTGCCAAGACTCATAAGCCTTGTGGCCGTCCTGTCCGCGCTGCCATACTTGATAAAACCAGTTGCGGCCTCGCGGGGTTGAGATGATTAGCGCTCGCCCGCCTTTATCTGAAAGCGTTGGCCGTACAAGTTGGAACCAGACATTCTCAGGAATAAGCGCGGCCTCGTCCATTACCACAAAGTCCACGCCTTCACCGGCCAGCGAGTCCGGCGTACCGGCCGTGTAGAACTCGATCTGCGAGCCGTTGTTAAATGACAGGATTCGATCATTAGCCGCGTCAGATGGTGGGTCTTTTGCCAGCAGCATCCGGGGCAACTGCGACTTGACTTTGCGGTAGCCGCGTCGAACGTTCTTGTCAGAGTTGGCTACCCACCAGACCATCTGGTTCGGCTTAGACAGCGCGGCCACAATAACTTCATGCGCGGCCAACTCGGTCTTGCCCCAGCGTCGTCCGGCTCGAAGCACGCGAAAGCGCTTCTCTGAGTCCATCACATCGCGCTGCCCGCCTTCGTGCGGGACGAAGACAGCCTTGCGCAACTGCGACAGCACATGGTCAGCCTCGCCCGGCTGAACTTCCAGCAGGGCTTTCCAAGAATCTAGATCAGTCTTCGTCATTATCCGCAGTCTTCAACTTATCCACGGCCGCTGCCAGAGCGGGGTCATCGTGGACTGCCATCATCAGTTCTTCCATAGCCTTACCTGCGTCGGCGTCAGAGTGATTGATGTTGAGCGTTGAACCAGCGAACTCACGGTGAATCTTCAAGACATTCTCAAGGCTGATCTCCTTGCCGGAATTCAGCAAGCCCTCGATACGGCGGGTCGTATGGCGCGTGATCGTGTTGCAGCGATTGCGAATGATCTCCGATACGCGGGCCTGTATTTCCGGCCGCTTCTGCCAGTCAGCAACGGTGCCGCGATCCTTGACTCCTAGAGCCTTAGCAATCTCGGTTTGGCTAACGCCGTCTGCGGTAAGTTCTGCGAGTTGATCCTTCAACTCCGGGTATGCGTCTATCTTGGCTACTTTCATAGTGCGTCCCTATATCTTATCACTTCGCCGCTCGGCCGTAGCACCATTCGCGGGTTCACCTGTGCCAGATGGTTGCCAGAAGCCAGTACAAGGCGATCTGCGAGGTCTAGTGAGATCGTATGAGGGTTCTCAGGCTCGCTGTCAGGCGGAGATAGCGCTCGATAGACAGTGCGCGTAGATGTCTTCGCACGCTCGGCAAGCCGCTGCACAGCCTCCCCGTCATCGGGGTCGTCCGGGCGCACAACGCGCCGCAGCACGGCCGCTACGTCCTCAGTTACTACTTTTGGTTCGGCCAACGCGCTGTTGCAACAAGTAGTAGGTTAGGTGCATCGTCGCGTCGTTAGCGTGGCGGTTTTCATGCAAGGGGCGAAGGAAGTTTTCCTCAGCGCCTGCTGATACGGCCGTGTCTTTGATTGCGGCGGGTTGAAGAGTGTAAGGGATGTTGGCAGACTGACAGATGTACTCAAGCGCTCCGATACCGCGAGCGGTGCGGCACTTATCCCATCCGAGGTTTTCCAGTTCCCACGGATACAACTGCCAATCCTCGATCACTACGAACTCGACGCCTTCTAGCCGAGCAAGCAGTTCCTTGTCAGCGACTTCGGCTTCTGTAACGCCGAGAGCGCGACCAAGTGCATGAATGAAGTCCCACAACTCAGAAGTACCGGCGGTCTCCCACTGCGGGGTTCCTATGGCGTAGCCGAGTGACTCACCGGGGTCTATTGCGACTATCTTCATTAGTAGTGATTATAGCGAAAGTGCCCGGCGAGGGACAGTCTCGCCGGGCACCAGTGACAACAACAGAAAGGAAGGAAGTGAATACCTTCTTACAGCCCAACCATCATAGCATTGAGCCGACCGTAAATCATGGCAGACGATTCATCAAACCATCAAACGGGTCTGCCCCGCCTGCGGCCAACTTCTCTCCTTCGTAATCATCCACAATTCGCAGCCGCAACTCGGCCTTGATGTTCTCCAGCACGCCGATCATTGCGTTCAGGGTCTCAAAGCAGATGCCGTTCTGACGCAGGTATGCAGCGACATCCTCAGAGATTGCCCAAGCCACATCGCCGGGCTTCAAGTACTCCTCGACCACATCCAACTCGTAGCCGGGCGGTCGAAGTGTCTTGGCTCGCTCTGGATCGATGTACGGCATTAGACAGCCTCCTCTGGCGGATCGACTTCTCGAATCTCAAGTTGATCTTTGTGCTGCTGCTTATCCAACTCAGCCTCGGCTTCTTCTTTTGTCAGAGCGCTTCCGATTGGATAAATAGGACGATCCAACTCAACATGAAATAAAACGTACTGCTTAGCCATCACTCCTCCTCATCTGGGTCAGGAAAACCATAGTACTCGTGGTGCGGTATAACGGTTGTGGTCATCAAGTACGACTCATTGAGTCGGTCGGCCTTTGCCTTAGAAGTCACACCTTCGTCGCTTCCAATGATCGGCTTACCCGTCGCTGAGTTAATTACCATCCATCGCCGCTTAGACTCCGGCTCTTTCTTCTTCTGCATTACTCCTGCTCCTTAATGTACTCCGGCACATAGTCCGGGTCTTTTGCTTGGCTCCAGCGATCCACAATCTTTGCCTCGGCTGTGATTGGAATTTTGCTGGTGATGCCCTCAAAGCCTTCGGTCATCGAGTCCTCGATGATCCGCGCTGCTTCCTCGGCCTTGTCTGCATCGACCTCAGCCAAGATTTCATCGTGAATAATAGCAACTAGATCGATGCCTGCTTCGTGACAGCGGGCGGTCGCAACCTTGATAATGTCGGCTGCGGTGCCCTGAATCAAGTAGTTAATGAAGCGGTAGCCCTCTTTTTGTACCGCGTTGTAGCCTGACCCTTGCAGCCGCCAGTGTCGGCCAGTAAGCGGGGACTTGACATAGCCTCGATCCTCTAGGGCGTGCTCAATGCGGCCCTGCAACGCGCCGACCTCTGGATAAGCCCGGTGCATACGCTGCAAGGTCGCACGAGCGTCATTCTGCGTCATTCCGAACCACTTTCGGATAGCCCGCGTGCCTCCGCCATAGATAATCAGATAATTCATGCGCTTTCCCTGATCGCGGGGAGACTCAGCCGCGCCAGTCGTCCTAGCCCGGCCGAGCAGCCCAACGCGCTCAGCGGTCATCTCGTGAATGTCTTTGCCGTTCTTGATAGCGTCGAGCAGTGCCCCGTCGCCAGCAAAGGCTGCCAGCAAGCGCATCTCAATAGAGTCAAGGTCGCACGCAACCAACTTCTTACCCGGCCCGGCGGCTACCGCGTATCTCAGCCGCAAGTCGTCGCGGGGAATCTGCTGGAAGTTGGGATTAGCGCAGGACATGCGGCCTGTGCGAGCGCCTACCTGCCGAAAATTAGGATGAAGTCGATCAGTTTGGTCAAGATAGGCGTGGGGAAACTTGCTGTCGTTCGAGCCGGTGTGCAGAATTCCTCGGAGCATTGCGTACATCTTGTGCGTGCCTCGGTACTCCAGAATGGCCTCGGCCAGCGGGTGATCGCACGCTTCCAAGTTCTCCTGATCGGTCTTCAAGATGCGCGTCGTTGCGTCACGAGTCATAAAGCGCGTGTCGGCCTCTTGCCGGTCAAGCGCTTCGGATATGTGCTTGTATGAGCGCGGATTGAACGCATCAAAGTTGGCAATCTCTCGACAGCGTGCTTCAAGCGCATCCAACTGCGGCAGAATAGCGGCTTCCATCGTGGCAAGAGCACTACGATCCATCGGGATACCCCTAGACTCCATCGCAAAGAGAGCGCGAAGCGTTCGTCGCTCCAAGTCATAGACCTGCGCCAAGTCTTCATTCGTCTCCAACTGAGAGTCGTACACTTCCCCGATCTCACGAGTCAGTTCGACATCGTGCGCAGCATACGGAAACATTATCTCGTCAGGGACATCAGAGTAGTTTGCCTCGACATACTCGCTGCCGTCCTCTTTCGACTGCTTGCGGCGACGAGCATTTTCCTTCTTGAGCCATTCCTTCAAGTCGTCTTCTGTGGACGCCTTCGCAATCTCTTCGCCAAAGAGCCTGTTGCCGCGAGCCTGCAAAGCGACAGAAGAGCGCTCGTCAATGATATGAGCAGCAACCATTCCATCGTGCCAGCGCGACTCGTCAGGCAGCGTGTAGCCAGCCTGCTTCAAAGCGTGCAGGTCAAACTTCGTATTCCAAGCGCGAAACTGGTCATCGCGGTCGAGCCATTCCTGAATCTTCTCGCGGTCGTCAGGATGCTTCAGCACGGCCGTCTCTTTGTTGTCGTGAAACTGGACAAGGAAAAGGTCTGCCGGGACCGCACCGTGTAGTTGGAGGCTTGTAGTTTCTACATCAAACTCAATCATCTAATCCTCCAAGACTCGATAGCGATTGCCAGCAGCCAAAGCACAATCCACAGAGCAAGCGTTCCAGCGGCAAACCATTCAACGGCTCCCATTACGCGCTCCTTCGATTGCGTGAAACACTCGGTCGTCGTTGCCAAGCCCTTCCTGCGCAAATACCATCAGGCAAAAGCAATGCCAAGCAGCGTGGGCCAAGTGCATCCGGCCGGACTCAGGATCAATGTCTTCACCACTAGCCCAAGCCATCATGTGTCGCTGCATCGCGCCGTAGGAGAGCGACCAGTCGTAGCCTCGAATGTAGTTGTGATCATCATACTTCGTAGCGCCAAAACCATAGACCTTTGAAAGTTCCAGCAGTGGGCCGGGCGGAATCAAATCCATGCGAGCGGGCTTGCGGCCCTTCTGCCCGCCTGTGTCGGAAGTGACGCGCTCTTCCTCGTTGAATTCTGTAAGTTCGCCGTTCTCGTAGCGGTAGATTGGAAGGTTGCACAGGCTGGCTACATGCAATTCCAACTGCGCGCCTCGTGAACCTTCCCAGCCCGGCAGCAGCGCAATGGCGTCGATCTCGTCGGCCACTAACTTCACATCACGGGCAAGGAAGTCTCCCCAAGTCTCGCCGTTTAGCGAGCCTTTTATATGCCCATCCTTGCTCGCAAGAGCAGCGGCGCGGGTATCCTTGTCATCAAGTTCTGCGGGGCTGACCGCGTCGTAACCAGCCTCACGCAGCCGCTTCACAGCCTCGTCAAACGCGGGGATGTTGAACTGCGGAATTCCTGACATTGGCCCTGCAATGTAAATCTTCATCCAGTCTCCTAAGTAATCGCCAGTGGCGAAGTTTCGTCGTCTCCGCTTTCGCTGCCAAGATAACAGTAGTGCATCTGGCCTGCGTCGGAGCGTTTCTTGATCTTGCCCTCTTCGGAGAGCGCGTTGGCCCACTTGCGCACCTTCTGATATGACTCGCCAAGTTCGTCCTTCATCTCAGCCAGCGTCATGTATTGGCCGGGGAACTGAGACAGCAAGCCCAGCACTTCGCGCTCGCCCTCTTCCTCTGCAACATGGCGATACGACCACTTCTCACGGTCAAACTCTAGCCGCACAGGGGCAGGGGCTTCCGCAAATCTAGCCTTGATCCAACTGAGTTCGCGCTGCCGACCCCCCTTGACAGGCGACCAGCGCTCCATCACAGCGGCTACGGCTTCCATCACTGACGAACCTCGCGCTGCTGACATCGGATCAGTATTCTCGTTGCCGCCGGACTTATTTTCATGGTGCGTGAGCAGCGCAGCACAATCGTGCCGGTTAGCAATGTCGGAGATTGCGTCAAGCACATTAGCCATCTCAGTCGAAGAGTTCTCGTCGCCTCGCCACAAACCTCGGAACGGCTCAATAAATACGATGTCGCAGTTAGTCTCCCCAACGGCTCTGTCCACGAGAGCAATGTTCTCAGGATCGTCCAACTTCAAGCCTGACCATCCGCCATCGCCCCAAATAATGACATTCTCTCGTGCTAGGGCAATTTCGTCGGCCGTGAAATCGTTCTCCATCAGGATCGTGCGCAGCACGGTCTGGAAATGGCCGGGTGCGCCTTCGTTCTCAATGATTAGCACTCTAAGCGGGCCGACCGGCTTCATCAGGTCGGGCAACTCGTCCACCAGAGGCTTACCCATCGACCACCGAACGAGTCTGTTAAGCGATACGGCAGTCTTGCCTTTACCGCCTCGTGCAATCATCGCGCTGATAGCGCCGCGTGCGACAAGACCCGGCTCGACCAACATTGGAGGCAGTTCAATCTCGGTGTCTAGGTATTCGCCTAGTGTCGAGACCGGCGGCTTACCAATCTCCTGATCCGGCAGTTGCGCCAGCACCAGTTGCTTCAACTGCTGCATAGCCTTTTGGCGATCTTCGTCGGAACTCAGTCCGGCGAGAAAGTCACCGTAGTCAGTCGTCTCCTTGCTCAGATCAGTCATCGAGATCGATCTTACCAAGTTCAGCCCGTGTCAAAATTTCACGAGTGACCCGATCTGCTTCTTCTGGAAACTCAACAATGATCTCGTCAGCGGCTGCAAGCAACTCAGTTGCCCCGGCTTGCACGACGGCATCATCTGGAGCATAAACTCTGCAAATTGCGACAATGTGCAGCGCCTCGCTGAGTGTAAGCATCGGCCTTACGAATGGTTTATCGTCCGGCATTGCCACTCGCAATCGGGCAGTCCGGCGATACATACGGAGCCATCACAGGATCATCGCAGCCAGTAGAAGTGTATTTGCCAGCCAGCGCGTTCTCAAACTGACGGTCAACTTCGCTGTCGGTCATCGGCTTCTGGCCGCAACTATTGACTTCGTGCACCCAGTGCCTTGCCTCGTCCACGGTCATATCGCGGTAATTGAGCAGTTGCCGCGCAAGATTGAACAGCACGACAGCGCGATGCCCCGGTGTAAGAGGATTCGTCTCACGGTTCTGAATGATGTGCTGAGCACACGAATGAAGCACAGGAGCCTCGCCAAACTCAGACGACTTGACACGGTCGCTCGGCGGTACGGCTCCAAGAGCGCGAGCGCGCCTAACCCAACTATCTGAGTCTTGTAGATTTGCCGTGGCGTCCTCCACAAAGTCTTCCACAGACACGGGCTGGTCATCGTCTCCAAGAATCGGGCGGCTACTTCCGTGATAAGGCAAGTTGATGTAGTTTCCAACCATACCTTCTCGCAGAGCGTCTTGTTTTGGAAAGATTTCTACATCTCGACGGCCAACGGCTTCGGTAGCGCCTTTCAGGACTGCACGCACTGCCCAAGCGGGAGCGGCTGACGCAAAGAACACCCAAACATGAGCGTTGCCGGAGCGAGAGCGCTCGATGTAAGACTTGCCCGGCACCAGTTTCTGCATGGTGCGTGCCAACTCAAAGTTTGGCTCGTCGAGATCAATCGCTGCAAAGTTCACTTCCTCAGTGTCAAGCATAGGAAAAATACCTATGCCGGTTCCGTCACCGTGGAGATGCTGATTGTAGTGCTGCTGCGTAACCTTGTGCCGCTCAACAGGGCCAGCGCCGGTGCCTACTGCATCTGTGCGTCCGGCAAAGAGGCTGTGAAAACCTACAAGCGTTGCGGGGTCAATCTTTGGCAACTTCAATTTCTCCTTCATTTCTTTCTCCTTCGAATCTTTGGCAACTTAGGTTTAGGGGCAGCCTTCCAGACCTCCTCGATGTCTCGGTAATCTTGCAGCGGTAGAAGCAGCGCTGATTCCAGCACGCCATCGACCTGTCCTTCTTTTCGAATCGTTTCGAGCAGTGCGTTCTTGCTCGGCACGCCAGTTGTCATGGCGGTGTGTGCTGCCCCGATCCTTTCGTTCTCGTCAAGGTCGAGTTCTTCACTTAGAAACGCTGGTTCTTCCACTGCATCCTTCCTCTCCGTTGAAAATAATGGCTAGACACCCACCCGACTAGCCGCTCCGAGTCCTACGCAGGAGACGCGATGCCAGCGCCTCGGAGACCCACACTTGTTCCTGCTAAACGTCGATGCCTCCGGCTGGAGTCTTCGGCTTCTCGGACTTGCCATCCGCCAACTGCTCGTCGCCGGTCAGTTGGAAGGCTGCGCTCTGCGCTTCGAGCGCGAGAGTCTGAGCCTGAGAGATTTCCTCCGCAGAAGTCTGACGACCCTGCGTAGCCTTGACTACATAGAACGGACGCTGCTGCTTATCCTGTCGGAGTTCAGCCTCCAACTTGATTGCAGCGTTCCACGGAGACCTGTTGCCAAACGAGATCAGTGTGTTGATCTTGCGGGCAGCCGGTGCCGATGTGCGCATCAGAGAGACACGAACCGGGATACCGGGGTCGTCCAGAAGGAATCCGATGTAGTTGTGAGTCGTCGTGATCGACGGGCCACGGCCCCACTCGATCTCGCCAGCGTTCACACGCTCGCGGTAAGACTCCTCTGCGTCGGGGATGTCCACAAACTTCTGACCGGCATACTGCGCGGGCCAAGTGGACGGTGCGGTGTCGCCGCCTGCAACAAAGGTGCGTCCCTCAAACTCGCCCTCGCGGGGGGCGAAGAAACGGCCTCGGAAGTAGTGGCAGACAACCAACTCAATTTCAGAACCGAGGTCTTCGCCAGTGAGCGTGTTCACGAAATGCCCAGACTCTGCATCTCCGTCTGTGACCTCGCGGCTCAACTGCTGCGTGACCTTGATTACTGGAAGTTGAAGGTCTTCCTTGTGGATACCGGCCAGTGCGCCTGCGGCAAGTTCTTCGTCGCGCTTCGCTAGGTCGGTGTTTGTCTCTGTGGTGGTGCTGACTTCTTTACTCATGTGCGTTCTCGCTTTCTCGCTTTGCGTGTATTTTCGATGATACTAGCCCTGTCAAGCAGACTGGGCTTTGACTCCTGCGTAGCCCCCGATGGCGGTGATAATCCAGCCGCCTCCGACTGCTTCGCGGAAACTTATGTCGTGGCCTGCAATGAGATCGACGCCGATCCACATACTCAGTGACGCGGCTGCCAAAATCACAACGCTGACTAATAGCCCCAAGACTAGCAACGCGGCCGGATGTCTCTTTTCGAGTGGCTCAACTTCTTGCTCGTAGTCATAAACGCTTTCATCGTGCTCTTCGAAGATCGGCTCTCCGTTTGATCCAAATTGCATTAGTCGCCCTTTCGTGTGACGGTTATGTATCTGCGTGCATTGAAGTCCACGCCATCTGGCAACGCTTCTCCTCGTTGCAGACGGTCGCGGACTTCTTCATTTAGTGCACGCTTACGAATTTCTGGAACGCCAAGCATACCTTGACCAAGCCCTGCGGCTTCAAGTGATTCGACGGCGGCCTCTTTGTCCACAATGCGGGCAGTGATAGTCTCGCGGCGCTGCAACTGCACGGTTCCATAGCCTTCGCCCAAGTCCAGTGTGACGGTCTTGATATCTCCCAACTCGTCAGACAACTCCATCCAGAACGCCTGCTCTTCATCAGCGTAAGCACGCGCTGCTCTTTCAGCATCTTTCTCTAGACGGTTCTTCTCGTCTTTTAGGCTGACGAGTCGGCGTGCGCGACTGTCAATGCGCTCACTCATTCGAATCCTCCACCAGTTTTCTAACTTTCGATACCACTTCGCCAATGAGCCGCACCGATTCGTCGCAGTTATGCGCTGTGCGCTCCAGTAGTGGCTTCTCAGGGTGATCTTCGTTTAGACCATCGAAAGCAGTTTCGCGGGCAGCGGCCAACGCCTTCTCAGCCTCTCCCAACTGATGCAGCAGAAGTTCTGGTAGAGATACGCTCACTTGATGACTGCTCCTGTTCGATAGCCCTTGATAAGACAGTCGCCACACTCGCGCTGCTCAGTATCTACGGCACGCAAGCCGTGGCTGTCAATCGCCATAATCTCCCACTTCTTTTCGCACTTTGGACATTTCAGTTCTATCCATACTCGCTTAGTCATCGGTCTCCTAACACGGCTGCTGTTACTAGCCGCTTGAAGTCGTTTGCTTTGGCTACCTTACCATCGTCCACCGTGCCGGGGCAGCGGAGAACAAGAATGGTGACTGGCTGCTCTTGCCCGATACGATGCAGCCGATCTTCGGCCTGCTCGTTCATCGCAGGAACCCAGTCCTCGTCCACAAATATAGCAGTGTCAGCACGGGTAAGAGTCAAACCCACGCCGCCTTTCGCAATCGTGGCGATGACATGATCGAGGTCGCCGTCCTGAAAGCCGTCCTTGACAGGATCAGGGTTATCGCTTCCGGCAATCGTGCCAATCTTCTGTGCGGGCTTGCCCTTCTCCAACGACTCGGCAAGGTTGCGTGCGGTATCGACAAACCAAGTAAAAATGACAAAAGGCTTGCCGGGGTTGTCTCTAATGATTTCCTCAGCGGCTGACGCTTTTGCTGCCGAAGTTACCTGTCGCAACTTTGCAATGCGTGCGCCTGCGTTTGGCACAAGCCCTTCCAACTTCGAAAGCGGCATACCGGCAAGGGCGTCTGCATCGAGATCGTCGTGATCCTCCACGAACTGCGCTATGTCCAAAAATAATGCTTCCTCCACTTCGCGGTAAAGTTTTCTCTGTTTAGAGTCGAGTTCGACAGGGATAACCTGACGAGTTTTCTCAGGAAGTTCTGTCAGCACATCTTTCTTCGTTCGACGCACCATCTTATCGGACAACTCAAAGCGCAACTGATCGGCATTACGCACGCCAGTCATCACGGTTCCGTAGCGCGTGTTGTATTCGTCCACATAAGAGTAGTGAAACGGCCAAAAGCCTGTGTATTGCTCAGGTCGCAGCCATTTCAGAATCGACCACAACTCATCTGGTGAGTTCATAATCGGCGTTCCTGTAAGCGCAATCTGCAAGGGAGCCGTGAACTTCCACAGTCCCTTAGTCTGCTTGGCCTTGCGATTCTTGGCGCGATGCGCCTCGTCTGCAATCACAGCCGTCCAGTCACGCTTCGCCAACTCTTTGTGCAGCGGGTCGCGCCAAGCCGACTCCCAGTTCACAATGACAAAGCCGCCAGTCTCCTCGGTCTCGGCCAACTGCTTGAGCCGCGCCGCCGGATTGCGTCCGTCAATAACTGCAATAGGCTGATCGCCTAGCCACTTGTTGATCTCATTCTGCCAAGTGCCTCGCAGAGACTTAGGGCAGACAATCAATTGATGAGTATTTTTATCAACATTGTTGCGAATCTTCCATTCCTCGACGGTTGCCAGCGATTGCAGAGTCTTGCCAGTTCCCATCTCGTCGGCCAACAAGGTCTTCGGATGATCGACAATAAAATCAACAGCGGCTCTCTGGTAAGGGCGCAACTTGTCAGACCACGGAAGTTCCAACTTTGCGTCAGTTGGCAGCGCAGTGACAAGGCTCTCGGCAATCTCGGCGGTATGCGCTCGCACCGCCTGCTGCACATCGTTATCGGCAACAGGTTCCAACATCTGCATCACTCGAAGCGCAGTTGCTGCGTCGTCCGGCAACTCCCAACGCTTCTCAACTGGATCGTAGCGACGGCCCGGAACTGACTTGACTCGCGCTAGCGCGTCGGAAAACTCCGGGCCTTTCATTCCGCCCAGCACGATGTAGAGAACGCCCTTCTCGGCGTCCCGTTTCAGATACGCGGGCACTAAGCGCTGACTTTCTTTTCGCCATCTGGTGTGTTCACGGTCAGTGTGTCGGCCCGAAGTTTTTCGGCTACTGACGGAGGCAACTCGGCCAAAGCGTAGTAGTGTTCAGGGACAGCGCCGCACGCGCAAAGGCGTTCGTGACAGACCAACTGACAACTTCGACATATTCGTAGCACTCTGGTTTCCTTACTTGCCATAGGAGCCGCTTATTTTGGTAATGCCGATGTGCGTAAGATCGCAAGGCTCTCCGCAGCGACAAGCCTTAGCCTCGACAACAAAGTGTCCATTGTCGTTGGAAATAGACACTACTAGCCCACCGTCTGAGTCAATGGCAGCACGAGTCACCACGCCGCCGACAAGATTCTCGACCGTTGGCTCAGCCATTTTGCTCGGCCTCCAAGATGACAGAGATCAGCAACTCGACCGTTGGATAGAGCGCAGGATTAGAACGCGATGCCGCGACAAGGCACTCTTTCAGCATTTCTATTTGAGTGTCGTTTAGTTCCACAGTAGTCATTCGTATCGGCGGCCGTCTGGTAGAAGCAGTCGCCCCTTTACATATATCGCAGGAGCCAACGCAAAGTCTTTCGTGCCCCAAGTGTGCCCATAGACAAAGCCCTGCTGCCAATCTGGTTCGGACGAATAGCCGAGACCGTCCTCGATCTTTGCCATCGTTCCAGCCTGCACAGCCAGACGAACATCGATAGGATCATGCTTCGTCTTGTAAGTAAACTGCATCCTATGCGAGTGGCCCTGAATCTGAGAGCGCGAGTGTTTTACCAGCATAGTCTCGCCAGCGTTCTTAGAAGTCATGTAACCGTGGCGGGCGGTAAGCGCCTCGGTGATAGGAAACTTGGCTCGCTCCCAATCAGAGTCATGATCGGACACCAAATCAACTCCCAACTCGTCAAGCCTCCACAGCCTGCGTAGCGAGTAAGCAGAGACCTGCTCTTCGAAAGCCGGGCCGATCTCGCGCAGCCCCGGAGCCTTATCAAGAATGTAATACTCGACTCTCGCATCGTGGTTGCCCGGCAACATTACAACGCGGGTATCCGGGGATGCCTCACGATAGTCGCGCAACACATCGAACACAGCGCGGTTACATTCGACAACGCTCTGGCGGAAACCCTCGGTCTCGCGGTGCCTCGACACAGTTGAGTAGTCCGCGATGTCGCCAAGCAGCACCAGCAAGTCTGGCTTCTCGTCTGCGAGAAACGAACAGAACAGCCGGTGAAGTGTCTCGTCCTGATGCGGGCAGTGGTGGTCGCCGCAAATCACAACGGACTGATTAGCCTGCTTTGCCTTCTTAGGCTTCGGCAGACCCTTCCAACCATCGGGATCGACGGGAGCAATCAGCAACTCAGTCGGAATCGCATCGACACGCAACTGCGGCTGCGGCGGGTCACCCCACTCATTTACTCGGACACGAACGATCTTCCAATCCTCGATGTCAAGCCCAAACTTTTTCAGCAGCGCTTCGGGAGAAGTCTTGGCGCCCGGCTCGGCTACCAGACTTGCGGTGCCGTCATCATGCTTTGTGAATCCCGGCTCGGACTGCTCGATTGGCCGTCCGGCCTTCACTTCCTGCCAGCGGGACTGAACCGAAGTCCTCGGCGCGCCTGCTGCCTTCGCTGCTTCGGTGACAGTCTTCTCTGCCCCACTGATAAGCAACTCTATTGCTCGATCAACCTTTGGATTCGCCATCTTGACTCCTTTCAGAAAATATCCGGCTTACACACGGCACCACAGCACTAGGCTGCGCAACCGTCCTCGCCAACGACCAACATCCTCGGCCAGATGGCTTTACGATACACCTTTGCCTGACTCAGACATCTTAGCAACCTGCCTACGGATAGTAGTAGTAGGCACTCCTGTCTGTTTCGAAATCTCGGCATAGGTCAATCTCGGATTCGCAAGACGCATCTTAGCAGCAGCATCTACGGCAGGGTTTGACACGCGGGCGGTGCTTTCACCACGCGCTTTCTTCTCAGCCCGTATCCAATGCCGCACAGCCGCCGGTGACACACCATACTTCTTGCCAGCAGCCGTCGTGCCGTGCTTGTCTGCGTAGCGCACAGCCTCGCGGCGGCGTTTCTTGGATGCGCCCTTCTTGCCCTGTCGATACTTCTTTGCGTGAGGGTCGCCAAAGATGTGATCCGGGGCCATCGACAGATGAACTCCGATCACGCATAGGAACGAATCCAGAGTTGTCTCGACATCGACCCGAATGTTCGGGTCGGCCTGCCACTCCTGCCAACGACGCTGCCAGCGCTCGCTGTATCGAATAGCCGACCTGATCTCGGTTATCCCGCCGGGGCACGCGCCAAGCAGCCACTTGACTACTTCGCCCGACTTCGCATACTTCTCTGTTGCCCATCTCTCGTCCATCAAAAATCCTTTCGTTGTTTGTTTTTCGTCCGAAAATAGACCGGGATTTTATTACACAGGGGGTCTATATAGACCCCCAGTGTGTAATAACCCGGAAGTTGGCTTTTAGAGCCAAATCTTTTCTGACCCTTATAGCCCCTTTTTAGGGGCAAAAGCCCTACTCAATCGCGTCTGCGAAATCCGTGATTCCGTCCATCGTGGCTTCGTCTTTTTCCTTGTCTGTGAGTTCGTCCCACTCCCGACCGTCATAGTCCTCTGGATCGTGGTTGTCCTCTGCTCGCTCCGATGCGTCGAAATACCAATCTGGCCCCATCAGTTGTTCTCCTTTGCTACTTCGTTTGCCAGCCTTAGAAACACCTTAGCAGCGCCGTCAAGTCGGGCGATCTTGCCTGCGTATGCGCTCTCGTCGTAAGCGGCTGCCAACTCCTCTGGTGTGAGTTTCGGCTGCTCATCCAAGAGGCGCGAACGCTCTGAGTTCGACAACTGCGTTACGGCAGTCTCGATGTAGTCAGATAGGTCGCTTGCTACCTCTGCCAACTGTTGTGCGATTAGCGCCTGAACCTCGGCGGTATCGCCGTCTATGTTTGCTGGATTATCAGTCATAATGCGGGATTCTTTCACGGGTCAATCCTTCCTGTATCGTGTTTGTAGGTGTGGCCTCGAATAAGAGATATTGCTGTATTTATTGGTGGATTTGGCTTTGCCATTCACGAGATCGTGCTGTCACCGCCGCCCTCGATGCCTGCGCTAGTGCTGGCCGCAGGTATGATGGGCCTTCCCGGTGCCTTCCACGCCGAACAGCAGTGGCGTGCGCGTCAGGGAGAGGATGACAAAAAGTGATCGTTCGTTGTCTGCCTATTGCGTGGATTGGATTTATTGGCGTTTTAGAACTCGCTCTTCTGCTCCACTAGATACCACAGGCCCAACTCGTTGTCGGCCCAACCCCAGCGAAGGCACGCTGCGTCACTCGAATAGCCGCGTAGCCGTGGAACGGGGTAGCGTTTCTCGGCAGCCGTCCAGTGCGCACGATCTTTTGCTTCTGCTTGACCTTGCCGATCTTGCGGTGTGTCCAGCGACCGTTTGACCAGAGAGTGTGTCGCTCAATAGGTCGAACCTGTGTTCGACTCTCTACGAACTTCACACCACGCGGCGTTCCCGGCCACATACTCGACCAGATAGGCCCGTATTGCGCCAGCCCAGCATACTGACCGTTCGTTGCTGACCACGACAGCCCAGACTCGCAGGACAACAGCCCTACGATGCTAGGCCCGCCCCAGCGCCGTTGTTCTGACGCGGCAATCGCAATCACCTGTGCCGGTGTAGGCTCTGACCACGGCTCCCAATCCTTGATGCGCTCTGTAACGCGCTTCGGCGGTCGGGTGATCTTGGTGTCTAGCCGGACAGGAAACGGACAGCCCAGATGCTCAGGCTCACCAGCGACCAGCACACAGCGGTCGTCAGTGTCCTCGATGCCGTCTGAGTCCTGATCGGCCAGCGCCAGCGATGGAAATGCCAGCGCCGTTACGACGAGTCCGGCTGCTAGTGTTGCCAATAGTGCCTTCATCAGCCTATCGTCTCCGAAATCGGGGCAAACACCACATCAGAATGGTCGCCTTGCCAATAACCTGCTTCCAGCAGCGTCTGCCACTCCACGCCGGGATACACGCTATCTGCGTAATCTTCCAGCGACTCAAACACTCCTTCACAGCAGACACGGAACAGCGCGATCACAGTCTTGTCAAGCGAGTAGCCTTGCCGCACTGCCCAATCCACGAAATCTTCGGGCGCTCCGTGCGGAACCGCGATCTCCGGCTCGTAGAAGTTGTAGATTTCCTCAACTGCTTCTGCGGTCGTATAAGCCATTATCCTTCCTTCCTTTCGATTGCGATGTAGTCCACATCAGGCGCGTCATAGATGCGCTCGATGCGATCAAGCCTGAACGAGCGTGGTTCCTCTCGTCCGTGGTCAAACGCGCTCAAAATCAGAGACGAGTCCTTAGCCTCCCACACTTCGGAGGGTGAGACCAGCCTATGCTGCGCGGGTTCGTCTGTCTTTTCATACACGATCATCAGGGGAACTTCGTTCTTGGCGGCGATCTCAAAATCGTCAGCCAGAGTTGTCAGATCGGTAGATACTACAACACCTGTGTCCATTTTCGTCCTTTCTGTTAGGCGTGAGTCCAACTCACGCCGCTTTTCTTACGCGGTTTCAGCAGGTGCCCCATACTTAGCCAATGCCTCTCCGCCTGTTTTGCGTCGTCCTCGAATACATCTAGGTCAGTCTTTGCCTGCTTCTGAAACTCAACCGGCCCGAAGTCCAGCAACTGCTTTATGTGCTGGAACTCGTGCGCTAGTGTCCTTAGCGTCTCTCCGGCTGTCCTGTAATAGATACTACCGTTGTCAAACGGGTCGTCGGGACTAGGCTCCGCGCTCACTAGCATCACCTTGATCGACGCAAGCGTATCGCTATCTCCGTCGTAGCGGTATCTCATCCAGCCATTACAGGTGCGCAGCACGCTGAACATCTGCGTGTCGTCGTTCCACTTTTGCTGCCGCCGCTCCACAGTCAGAGGCAACTCCGCACCGAATAGCCACTTGGCATAATCGGCAATCGCGGCTTTGTCCAACGCGAAGTCAATGCGTCGGCAGTCGCACAACTCGTGGCAGGCGTGATCGCAGCAGCCTGTGTGATCGTCAGGACTCATTCTCAGCCTCGTCGCAACACTCGGCACACAGAACATCGCTGTTGGTTAGATGATTGTATCGCCGCTCAGGGTCGATCTCCAAACTTCCGCACCGATCACAGTCAGGTGGATAGTCGTCGTAAATGTCTGTGTTGTTAGGCTCGCCAAACATTGCTGCTCCTGTCCTCGATCTCCTTGTCGCACTCGTCGCACCACGGAACTTCCAGCAACTCGGACGCCCCCACAGAGTAGTCGTCTTCGACAGGCACCGTTGCCACATACCCGCACTCACACTCAAAGCGCAGGTCGTAGTGTCCAGAGCCTTGCGGGGTTCCCCACGGTTGGTATGGATTAGACATACGCTGGCTCCACATCTGCCTGTGCCTTGCTTACATCTATCCCATCTACTTCGTAGGCTAGATCGGCAGCAGCCTCCACGATCTTGTCCCAATCAGTTGATATGTCAGTCGTATCTACTTCGACCGTCACCACGACGACCGAGTTAGTCAATAGAAACGACACATTGTAGGTTGTTGCTTCGTTAGGCATCTACCTTCTCCTTGTCGTAGTAGCCGGTGTAGATAACGGCCTGTCCCTCGTCGGTGTAGCCAACCGTCACATTGTCGTTCCAGATGGCCTCGGTGACAAACGACTCGCTTGCCCTCTCACCGTTGTTGCGCCGATCGATCTCGGCCTGAACCACCTGAACGCCTTCGGCGTATCGCGCAGCCTCGTCTGCGTGCTGCTCAGTCTGCTTTGCGTAGAACGCTACGCGCTCGGCCAGATAGTCGTCGCCTACTTCGCGCAACTCGTCTGCGTCTGTGAATATGTATCCCATCAGTCCTCCTTATTGTCGTTGTAGATTGCTTTCTGCTCGGCCCAATCTACGGTAGCACCGCAGTCAAGACAAATCCAGCAGTCGGTATCGTAGTCACCAAGAGCGTCTGCGTGTCCGTAGTCGATGCTTCCATCTGGCAGTCGAAAAATGCGGGAGTAGGCATACGAAACGCTGCGCTCGTAGATTTCGCCTTCCTCGCAATGCGGGCACTTTACGGGTTCGGGCATCAGTCCTCCTTCTCGTCCGGCTCTGTCAAGCACTCGACCTTGACCCAACGCATAAAGTCGCCAAGTGCGCTCAGTATCTTCTCGTCGGCTGCTCGTCTAACCGCTACCGCAACTGCGGCTGGTTCGACACACTCCGGCGTGGTGACGGTCATAATCTGCGAGTCGCCCTTGCCTAGCGGCCTCCCAGCAGGAACAACCCTCACGCTGTATTTCGGATAGTCCTTGCTCATCAGGACTCCTCCTTCCGGCACTGCCGCATCGCAATATCCAAAAGCGAAAGCGCGGTCGAAATGTTGTATTCGGCGGCTGCTGCTGCCTCTACATCGTCATCATTCTCAGCCAGCGTGTGCTGCGCATAGACTGCTTCCTTTTCTGCCGTCTGACAGGCTGACTGTGCCACTCTGATTGCTGCTTTTAGATCACTTGTGTTCATTGTCGTTCCTTTCTGTTTCGTTGCTGTCTTTACAGACTACCATCGTTGTCAAGTCCATCGCACCAGCAGACCAGCACGCCCCATTCGGCAGGGTCTGGACACTCGTAAGCGTTCTCGCTCCCGCAGTCTGGGCAGGTTCGCACCTCGTCTGGTCGCACCGCTAACATCGTTCCGTCCTTAGCCTTGTGCCAACCGATTACGCAATCTCCACAAGCGCACGCGGCTGTGCTGCGTCCTGTCTTGTCGCAATACTCAGTCATATGCTCCTCTCTCCGATGGTTAGCAGGATTCCTAAAATCATCGCGGCAAACCCAAAGCCAGCATCGCCGGAAGTAAGGAATACAATGCCTACGATGAACACGGGCAAGCCATAGCCTTCACTCATCGCTGTCCTCCACTGCGCCGACTGCTTCGACCCACGCCCGTCCAATAGCCTTCATCTGGACGAACACTTCGTCGGGTATCTCGCAATCCTGCCCACGCCAATACATAAGCGTAGTCAGAATGTTAGAGGCGAGTTGGATATGCTCCTCTGGAATGTTGTAGTCGTCTGTCATCAGAAACTCCACGCTGGCCAATCGTCGCTCTCGGCAACCTTGACCGCGTTCCGCCCGCGCTCACTATCGGGTGAAATCGCTTCCACGCTGTCAGAGTCAAGGTTGTGAATGTAGCCTTCTTTGTGTTCCGTATCCAACTCCAACTCTTCGCCTGACAACACGCGGTCAATCCCGCCTGTTTCCTCATTCACGATACAGAACACTCTATGAATGTATGTCACACAGACTTCACTCATCGCTGCCCTCCAACTCTACTAGATTTTTTATTGCGTCGTCCCAACTTCTTTCGCTACCCTGCCAACCGCATTTCTGGCAGAAGACTCCCACCAGCATACATTCTTCCTCACCAGAGCGAGTATCGTCCCACCCGTCATTCCGCCTCTCCCAACCGCTTTTAGTTGCGTAGATAGGCGTGACAAACTCCACTGCGGCCTCTACTAGCCGAAGGTGTGACGCTCTCAAACACTGCGGGCAACTCAGCAACATCTCGTCACTCATCGCTGCCTTCCTTTCTTTCGACACCCATTCCTACCAGCGAGTCAAACATCGGTAGCGTGACACTCACGATACCATCGCTGTCAAGGTCTGGACTGATAAACTCGACATCATCGGACGATAGGTGGTGTGCTTCGCCCCACTCGTCCAGAGTGCCCCACACTCCTGCGCACTCCACCATCTCGGCGCAGTCGCTCCACGAATAATCCTCTCGCTGCTCGCTCATAGTTATCCTTCCTCACTTAGGTCGTCGGTCTTTATGACGCTTACGCCATTCCCTGCGGTTGCCGATTCTGTGTTGTAAAGCCGAATCGTTTGTAGCGCGTCGTCAATCCCGTCCGGCCCGTCTGCGCCCTCTGGAATCGACACCTTTGCTACATAGCAGCCATCGCTTGCGGTATAGGTCTCGCCATCTGCCAAGACCACTATCCACTCTGTTGTGTAGTTTTTCACTACGCTGCCCTCACAGACGCTACGCGGAATCCGGCTCGCTCTGCGCGAAACCGTGCCACATCTCCGTCGGGAGCCTTTACGACTACGGACGCTCCGTGGTGCGTGGTCACTATGAACTTCTTGTTCTGGAACACTTTGCTGTCCTTTCTGTTGCTGTCCTTAGACATTACCATCGCTGTCAAGGGCACGATACTCTCTGCAAAGATAGTTCGCGCCGCTCTGCTGCTCCCACTGAACAACACTACACCCGTTGTCAATAGCAGCGTCGGCAACTTTTTTCGCCTCTATCTCACACTCTTGTAAGTCATCAGAGATTACTTCGATCTGCACTCCATTTTCCTGCACACCTTTCCAGACACCGGTAGTCTCTTTCAGCGTCCCGCCCCTCAGACGACTTAGCAGCGACTCGCCAAACTTAGTAGCCACTGCTCTGCTGTCTGCATAGCGTGAAATAGTCAGCGTGATCTTATGCTCGGCTGTCCATTCTGTGAATCCGTTATCCATTCTACCCTTTCTTGATCAACTTAGTAGGAAATGCCGTTTGCCTGCTGAATCGTCGGGAAGAACCCGTCACATTCTGCGCACCTTGCCCCGTCCAGCAGATCGAAAGCCGGTATCCCGTTAGGGTCGGTGTCCTGAATCTGACTGATAATGCCCAGCCGCACTCTTTCTACAATCGCTGTTCCGTATTGCTCAGACGCGCACGGCGGGCAGATAGCCTGTTCGTGATCTCCATAGCCAACTATGTTGCTCTGTCGAAATGGCAGCATCAGTCCTCCTCCTCATCAGTGATACTAAGAATGCTCAGGGCTGATGCGAAATGCTCGTCGGCATAACTTAGTTCCCCGATGGCATCATAGACTCTTTCTTTCTCAGGCCACTCCCCTTCTGTTTCGTAGTCCATGTTGTCAGCAGCGCGGCTCAGGGCGATGTATTCGCTCCATACCTGCTCCTGCAACTTTTCTATGTATTCTGCTATCTCTGCTCTGGTCATCGGTTCCCCTTTCGATTGCTGTCTTTGTAAGATACCACCGTTGTCAAACTACCGCTGCTGTTCGATAGCGTCGGCTGCTGCACCTTCGCTCATAAACTCCTCGTCCCACATCTCCCCATGATCGTCCCATACGACCAGAGTTCCGAATCTGGCAACTCGATAGTTCCCGTCATCTTTCACTACGGTTTCGTCTGCATGCCCTGCCGCTGCATCATCGAACAACTCTGCTATTTCTTGCCTGTCCATGATCTTGCCTTTCTTTTGTTTCTGTTGTTGTCCCTGCACATTAGCAGGGCGGTCAAGTGAGCGAAACCGCCCTGCGCTAGTAAGCGCAGGGCGGGTCGAATACCAGATAACCGTCCCCATCGGGAGAAAGCCACGCTGCCTTATCAGCGTCCCATGTAGGATAGTTCTCACCATCATCAGGCTGCCACCAGACCTGAAAATAGTTGCTCAGGTCGTCATCTCTTGACAGGTAGGTGCCTGTCTCGATGTCAGTGATCTCCCCATCACGATAGTCCAGAGAGATATTCTCGCTGTTTTCTTTTTCGACATACAGAGACACGCTATTGGCGTCCCAACCGAAACTCTCGTATGGTCGAAAGACACGCGGTTTCGTATAGCCCCCGCGCACATCGCAACCGCCATGAATAGATAGCAGAATATAGGTTTCGCCATCATCTGCATTCCAGAAGGCTTCTGCCTGAAACTCCTGTGAGAGTAGATGCTCACCATTACAGGTGTTCCCTGAAAAGACTATGCCATCGGCATCGCCATGTTCCTCACACCATGCATAAGCGCAGGAGAAATAACTCTCGTCTTTTTGCTCAGGAGCCTCACAGAACTCGGAAAACCGCTGGTCGATCTCAGGCACATATTCCAGCCGGTGCCGCAGGTAGTGAAACAGGTCAAGATTCAGACCATGTTCAGATACCTGAACTTCTGGTGCCGACAGGAAATCCTGCACGGTCTTACCTGCATTTCGCTCCCAATGCCGACCGTAGGCACCGCCTGAATCCAACATGTGAGCGCCGGTGTTCTCTGTCAGCATGTCTGCCAACACTTGCTCTGTCTGTGCTGCTATTGCTGTTTGCATTTCGCTTCCCTTTCTTTTGTTTTTGTTGCTGTCCCTGCACATTAGCAGGGCTGTCAAGTTTTGGCAGGTGATCGGTAAAAACGGTCGATCTCCGACGCCTGCCGCGCCGCGATTCACCGCTCAGAGAGAAGGGTAGTCTCTGGCGTGAATCGAAACTTTACAACCTGTCTGAATAAACCCTATCGCCACTGTCAAGTCTTTTTCTTGCATTGGCGGTGTCCTGCAAAATCTGCTGCCATTCTGCCTCAGTCGGCTCGATCTCAGGCTCTACTGCATAGCCTTCTGACTCCAACCTGCGCACTGTCTCAGAGGATAGTTCCCCTGTCAAAGATTCCTCGATCACTGCCTGCCGCTCCAACTCGATGAAATACATAGTTCCCTTTCTGTTTGACCTTATACCTGTAATATAGCGCCCCTGTCAAATAGTAAGTCGATCAATATAGTCAAGAATAGGTGCAAAAGAAAACCCCGCGCCGATAGCAGCGCGGGGTTTTACTCTTACTGAGACTGACGAACAGGCCAGAACGCGGGGTCGTGGGGGTCGTCGAAATCGACGACATCGCCATTCATTGCATCGACCACTGCGATCTCATACACGGATTCCAGCATCGACCGTCTTTCCTCATGGGGGAGAGAAATCGCTTCTCTCACAATCGGGGCTGCCATTTCCGCGCCGACGATACTCGCCAACGCTTTGACCAACTGTGCTGATGTTCTCATGTCTTACCCTTTCTCTTGTTTTCACTGTCCCCAGATCGGGGAAGGTCTGCGCAGGGAATCGAACCCTGCGCAGACCAGATAGATCAGCAGAAAGTGTCTGCACAATACTCTGAGCAAAACTCGATCTCGTCGTATTCGACATGATACCACCGCTGTCTAGCGTCCGGCATGAGATGCCCACAGGTTTCACAGGCAGGCATTTCATCTTCCAACCGTTTTGCCCATCGCTGCAACTCGTCGGCAGACCATGAATCTGCTGCGCTGGTCTGGTATCGACGCGATGCTGTCGTGATCGGAACATCTTCACCTAGTTCCGCTGACCACTGCTCTGCTATCGACAGGGCTGTTTCGACTGCCTCTGATGGTAAATCGAACTCCACCATCTCATCTGCGAACTTAGGTGTCAGCGCATCAGGGCTGACACAATCGAACTCCGATGAGATTTCTACCGCTTCCGCGCCGTCAGGCCAATACTTTTGCCTCGTCACTACATACATAATAGTTCCCTTTCTCTTGTTTTCTCTGTCCCCTAATGGGGAAGGTCTGCACAGGGAATCGAACCCTGTGCAGACCAGACATCAGCCGAGCAGATTCTTTTTCAGTTGATCGGCTGCATCAACTGCCTCTCCTACTGCATCTTCATCGATGCTGATGTAAGAGAGATCAGAAACGCCTGACTGAATATCCGAAACAGCAGACTCGATGTCATTACTGACATTCGATGCTGCCGACTCGATACGCTCCACTGCGGAAACAAGTTCCGTCAGTAGTTCGTCAGTCCTGCCATCATCTGATGCAGTGATCGACTGAGCCGGAATCGCCTCTACGATCTTTTCAGCCAGCGGCGCGAGAAACTCCGCCAACGCCACATGAACTGCATTAACTACTTCCTGTTTTGTGTTTTCTGTCATGTTACTACCCTTTCTCTTGTTTTCTATGTCCCCTAATGGGGAAGATCAGCACAGGGAATCGAACCCTGTGCAGACCAGATAGATCATCTGTCCTGATGATACACGAATCTGCAAGTTCGCGCTCTAAACATCAGGGCTGCCATCTTAGCAGTGGCAAACAGTTCTGTCGATACAACGCCATTAGGACTGTAAGATAGCAGAACTGAGCCGATTCTTGCGATCAGCCGGTCGCCATGTTTCAGACCTGATGCCCATTCACATTCTTTCACTTCACCAGCCATGAGCCGATCATGCAGGCTTTTTGCGCTCGATGAATCGAACCGCAGAAAAGATAGATCATTTACCACGATAGTTCCCTTTCTCTTGTTTTCACTGTCCCCTAATGGGGAAGGTCTGCACAGGGAATCGAACCCTGTGCAGACCAGATAGATCACGAGCCGACGATCCGGAACCCCTGCATCTTTGCACGGTATTTCGCAACCGACAGGTCGGGAGCCTGAACCTTGATCGTCAGACCTGAAACCGTTCTGATGGTGAATAGGTGATCTTTCACGATAGTTCCCTTTCTCTTGTTTTCTCTGTCCCCTAATGGGGAAGGTCTGCACAGGGAATCGAACCCTGTGCAGACCAGATTATCGAACCGTTACGGTTTCGACTTTCGCGCCTGCCTGATATGCCCATTCGGTTTTATCCGTAAAGACCACCAGAGTTGCCAGCCCAAAACCTGTCGGTTTCGTGAAGGCAACTTGCAGCCAATCGGCAGGCTTTCCGTCATCGCTCCAAGCCTGCACGATGGCGTGATCGCCATGCAGCCGCTCTACTCTCACCATCTGAGAGATCATAATAGTTCCCTTTCTCTTGTTTTCTCTGTCCCCTAATGGGGAAGGTCTGCACAGGGAATCGAACCCTGTGCAGGCCAGACTACTGCGACCGGCTGAAAATCGAACAGGTCTTGCCTGCATAAAACACCATTGGCGAATCTAGTTCCTCACACCAGATCGCCACGCCTGACAGGTCGTATCCGGTCGGCTGAATGTCGATCACTTCCCTGTAATCGGTTTCGTAATCGTCAGACCATGAGAGCATTACATCGCCAACCTGAATCTCACAGGCCTGAACTTTTGTTTTGGACTGCTGGTGAATCTTCACGATAGTTCCCTTTCTCTTGTTTTCTCTGTCCCCTAATGGGGAAGGTCTGCACAGGGAATCGAACCCTGTGCAGACCAGACGATCAGCCTAGCCTGTTTAGGAAATGCTGAATCGATTTATCGATCTTTGCACGCTCTGCTGCTGTCTTTGCCTGTTTCCGCTCTGCTCTCAGTTCTCGCAACCTGCGCTCGTATGTTGCGACCAGAGAGGCGTTCACATAATCGATCATTGACATTTTTTCCCTTTCTCTTGTTTTCTCTGTCCCCTAATGGGGAAGGTCTGCACAGGGAATCGAACCCTGTGCAGACCAGACGATCAGAAATCGTCGAATCCCTGTTCGGCATCTTCCTGTTCGATGCTGTCGTGATACGAGACGGAATCGGCTGTCTGATATTCCTGCTCGCTTTCGATTTCCCCGATCAAATCTTCTTGATCGGGATTCAGGCGATCTGCCTGTTCAGCAGCAGTCGGAAAATCTCTGTCGATCATGTCTAACCCTTTCTCTTGTTTTCTCTGTCCCCTAATGGGGAAGGTCTGCACAGGGAATCGAACCCTGTGCAGACCCGATGTTCA